CGTAGGGATTTGACCAGCTCAGGGTCTAGAACCTTCTCAGCCAAGCGGTGAGGAGGGTAGAACATGCCAGTACTCACGCGGGCGTATGTCTCTGGAAACCAATGAACGCTCTGAGGAAACGGCCCCTCCATCAGCTCAACCGTAGTCGAGTAGGCTGTCCGGTAGTGGGTCAGGTGGATCATTTGATCTGCTCCAGAGCCCATTCCATAGACTCAGGATCGCGCGTCTTATGCAGCTGGATAAAGTCATACAGCTCATCCACAGTCTCAGGCTGGAACTCTTTGGATATCTCGTCGTCTATGTCGTAGATCATGCCCATATACATACCGATCATCAGCATGTCTAAGGAGTCAAAGCAAGTTTCTTCAAACTTCTCGTCCATGGATTCAATAGGGACGAACTCATGGTGAGCTGGGCGAGCAACTCTGGCAACTTTGTTTAATAGCTCTATGAAGTTCATCCAATTTTCCAGTTTGTTCCATCGGAATATACAGGCACTTTGTTAGCGCCTCCTCCAGCAACGGTAGAAGCAAAAGTTGTTGCTGTGGCATCTGATACAAACGCTCTAGCTCCAACGCCGGAAGTTACGGCACTTGGTAACGTTACCACTGTGTAAACAGTAAGGGCAGGAATTATCCCGCTGTCTGTAGTTAGTTGGTTTAATATGCCTTGTATACGGTTGAAGTACAGACGTAGGACGTTATTAAACTGGTTTTGATATATAGAAGAGTAGTCTTGCGTGGGAGTTGGAAGCGCTGGAGCGGCAATCCTGTTTAACTCCGACTCAGAAGTAACAATGTATGTCATCGTCTGCCGTCCGGTCTAATGTCTAGGCGAGGAGCGCCCAGCTGCCAAGTAACTCCTTCTGCTGTAGACCTTACCTCCATAGCAATCTGACGCCCGCGTACTCGAGTATTGATCTGGCCTGTAAACGCCTCAATAGGAAGTACGGCCGTGCGGGTAATGGTGGCGTTGTTATATCCACCTACAGATGCTGGATCGTTATATCCAGAGCCTGAGTTCTGCATAGGCTTCAGATACATGGTTACTTGTGGGCTTGCTGCTGTAGACCCACGGAACGTAATGTCTGGTAGCACACGCCATATAAACCCAAACCTATCTCCGTCATCAATGTCAAACTCAGCAGACGTGATGTACGCTTCGATAGGAGTTGTAGTCGCCGTAGTCTTATCGTCTACCCCAACTTCGTGGTCAACAAGGTTGTTGTTGTAAGTGGCAGCTAATGGATAGTCTCTTAGACCAGAGTCAAGCCACGCCGTTCTAGCCATAGACCCGTAGTACCAGACACCAGTACCGCCTTTGCCATCAGGCTCAAGGTAGTTGTAAACAACATAGCTGTCAACGCTGTTATCAACTGAATCATTTGAACAGTAGAACCACCAGACTTCGTTAAAACCTTCGTTTGTTCCGGATATAACTTGGTCAAACTGAGACTTGTTAATGTTCTCAAATACAAACTGGCGCAAGTCACAAGACAGGGTTTGTGTGCGTCCATCGTATTTATAAAACTTATCCACACCCATCCAGTAGGCTACGCCGTTAGCGTAGGAAACGGCGTTTTGACCAACTATAGATATGTTGTCACCAACCAGTTGAGAACCCCAAACCACTGGAGCGCCAACGTATTGCAGGGAATACAGTGATGAGTCTGTCCAGACCAATATCTCTTGACGGGCCTGCATGGCTGTAACAATTTCAGAGCCGTGGGATAAGCGTATATCACCAGCCGTATTGGTTGCCGCAGGAGTCCATTCAACCGCAGATTCTTGATCTGACCAACGAATCTGCATTGGGTCTTGTGTGGTTGATCCAAGAGCGTTACAACCAAAAGCAAAAACATATCTGCTTGTGTCCGAAACAAGAATAAAGTTTTGAATAATTGGGCAGTTAGAGGCGGAAGCAAATGTCGTTATATCCATGCCATTTGGAGATATTGATTGAACCCCAGACTGACTTCCTGTTGTTGTTATCAAAGAACCTGCCGGGGTTGTTGATAGATTGAAGGTTGTAGATGTAACGTAGCGCGTGTAGTAAGTTGTTCCAACCAATAATCCAGTAGGCAACGCGCCAGTTGTTTGAAACACAATTGGGCTTAGGTCTGGCAAAACGATAGTTGAAGTTACAACGCAAGGGCTTGCAATTGTCATTGTTACGATGGGCGGTTGATATCCAATAGTGGCATCCCAGTAATACAGTGGGCCACCCCTTGGGCCATAGATTAAATCTTCACCAAAATTACTTTGACTCCATAGACGCATGGCATCATTTGATGTAGTGCCTACGCCCCACGTTCCACTACCCCAAGGGCCAGCACCCCACCCAACCAAGGGGACGGCATATGCTGGGCCAACATTTACTTGATACACCGCATAAACAGTCCCTCCGCCCGTTGCGGTAGACGAGGCTTGAGATGCAGCTGTAATTGTGTAAGTGGTAGCGCTTGCGTAAGTTAATTGATACTCGCCGGAAATGGTAATGCCGCCAACAGCTGTAGCACCAGTAAATGTTACAAAGTCGCCGTTAATGTACCCACCAGTAGCGTCCGTCACAGTAACTGTAGTAGAGCCACTTTGTGTGGAAAATGGATTGGTTAATGTATGGACGGGTTGGGTGGGCGTTATGTCGTAATAAGCACCGCCAGCACCAATATAAAACTTTAAGTTAGTGCCTACCCCAATTAGATTTTGAAAGCCAAGAGTTACCCATGTCCATAAGGAGCGGCAAACTCCTAAGAATGTATTGCCAGAAATGCGCTGCCACCCACCAATCTTCTCAGGTGTCCCTTGGCGAAATCGAATCTTGTCGCAGTCATACCAACCGTTTTCACTGGTATAGCGAGTGTTCTCCTTGTTTACGCCGGGGCGAAGTAGTACTTTTTTTAGTGGCATGTTTTATCCTAAGAACAGGGCGCGTTCATCTTTTCTACGATTCTCCAGCCCTTTAAGTATTTTGCCACCCGCCTTGCAATACTTCAAGAGTTCTTCCGCAGCACCTTCCATATCCCCGCGCAGAACCTTCTGACGGAGGGTTGAGCGCTGTAGTGTTCCCAGACCAACATTGAAACTAAAAGATATGAGAGCATCGTACTGACCCTGAGTGAGGGGAACAGGACAGAACTGAACCACACCTCGCTCAAACCGAGCCAAATCTGCTTTAAGAATTCCATTGACTTCTTCCATGCTAAACGTGCGGTTGTCTGCGTCTTTGAGAGCGAACCCATCACGCTCTTCTATCTTCATCTTGCCTTGTTCTGGATATAAAACATGGCCGACACCAACAGTCCAAAGACGCGCCGGGCATCTATAGGGCTTTTGTCGGATTCCCTCGTGATGCTGGATCATCTTGAGAGCTTTGTCAGAGATGTTCATTTTTTCCCAAAGGCTTGTGTACCAAACCAAAAAGACACCACGGATGCCCAGATGATTTGTGTTTCGTTGTCCCACAAGAGGTCTAACGCCACATCAAACGGCACTTCCTTGTGGTACGCAAACCAAAAGCCAAAGATTTCTACAAAGGCAAACAGGATAAACAGCCCGTAGGTTATGGCAGGACGCACCATAGCGCGGGCATTAACCACCCACTGGCTGGCCCCTTGGCCAATAGCAATGTCGTGGGCATACAGGGCTTGGCGCTCTTGCATGGCAGTCTGTGCGTTGGTTACTTCAGCGTTAATCTGAATCTGCTCTGTCTGGATATGCTCAATCCGTTCTTGAGCTTCTAGACCAGCCTTCTTTAAAGTCAACTCACGCTCAGTCTGCATTTGTGCCAAGGCTAGTTCATGTGACTTATCAGCACGGTCTTGGAAGAAGTCAAACAGTTTGGGTAACCCACCCATCAGGAAAGACAGCAGGGTTGAGAATAGTGTCATCATTTTGATTCCTTTAATTCACGTTTCAACTTACGCAACTCTTTGATTTCTTGCTTGAGTTGGGCTCGCATATACAAGGTTTCTACATACGCCATCGAGGTTACTCCTACAACAACACATATAGCGACCCCTATCAAAATCCACCAGACAAGGCGCGTAGTTGCCACATTAGCCACCCAAAAAACATAGATATGAACATCACGGCAATTACTCCACTTATTGTTTCAATGACACGAATCTCGTCTTGTTCCTTCTGCCACCTTGCTAACCTAGTCCTGCGGATCATCTCTGATCTCGCCCATGCTTGCTCTTGCTCTATCCTGCCGTGCATTTTGAGAAACCTGCCATACAAGTCTTTCAACTCTGCTGGCGCATACACCATTGCCTCACGAACCTGTTCTAGCAACTTCTCCATTTGAAGCTCTATAAGCACCCGCTCTACCGCTTTCTTGCTTGTGTTTTGGGTTGGATCGTAGTTAGTCTTGGACTCCTCTTCTAGTTCAAGGTAGTGGTTTGTGATCTGTTGCTGGATATCGAAGAGCGCCCCAAGGCTTTCGCCGATATCCTTAATAAGTTTGAGTTCGAGGGCTTCGTAGGACTGTTGCTGTTTGGTTGTGGCTTTCGCTTTCGCCACAGGCTTGGTTTGTGGAGTCCCTGCGGGTGAAGAGTTTGGTTGTGGAGCCTTAACCCCCTTAAACAGACCAATAAACCAATCAAAAATGCCTTTGATTGCCTTGACATCGCCAATGACTTGTTCTGCTGTTTTCTTAGCGCCCTCAAGTTCCATGCGGCCTTCATGCAGGAGAGCGCACCCCTGCTTGATAAAGCCAACGGCAGTTTGAGCCGCCATGAGGAGGGTGAACGGGTCCACACTTTAAGACACCCCGCCCAAGCGAGTGCCGTCTACTAGCCAAGTTACGTTGGAGTTACCCACTACATAGTTACCTGCACTGCCGCCTGCGCCACCACTTGCTTGTGAACTATTGTTACCTGCCGCACCAGACGCACCCCAGCCACCACCTGTGCCACCAGTAGCATAGTTACTACGACCGCCCGCGCCTCCAGCGCTCAAAGTACCTGCGTCTCCCGGACCTGATGTACCTGTACCCGGACCACTTGAACCTCCCGCAGCACCGCCAGCACCATAAGTAGCACCTCCGCCACCGCCGCCACCGCCGTACCAATCACCAAAGTTTGAACCACCGCCACCACCAGCGCCACCGCCACCACCAGCAACAGTGCCGTTGTTTGCAATTCTTACCGCAGATGAAACAGAAATACCCGTGCCACCAGAAGAACCAGCAACACCAACTCTGCTTGCAGGAGGGTCGCCAGAACCACCAGCACCGCCCGCACCGCCATAG